GCGCGTTTGGAAGCGGATTAGCACCAATGCTTCCAATCGCTCCATTCGTTGCAAACGCTCCGTTTGTCTGAACCTTAGCAATGGTCGGCGTAACCCCCACGCCCAACCCCGTAGAGTTGAGGGTCATTCGAGTGCCGCCTGTGCCGTCGAGGAACGTGTGTGTACCGTCGTACGTTACGGTGTAAACCGGATTGGTAAACGTCGTCCCACCGACAGCGGTGGACGGAGTGATTTCAAAGGCATTGTCTACAGCGATCTGTTTACCAAGTCTGAAATTGTACTTGGTAGATTGCCCTATCATGCGGAGCTTCGAGCCATTGCCAGCAGATGCTTCCTCAAGTCCAAATTCACCAACCAGATGCAGAGGATATAGCGGAGTTGCTTGTACAATACCCACGCCAGTGCTGGTAACAGCCAGCTTATTCGTCCGCACCGTCAGATCGCCGGTGATGGTGGCGGAGCCAGCGGTAACGAGTCCGGTGACAGTCAATGCTCCACTCGCAGTTGGAGAGGATGAGAGCAGATTGTTGATGCTGATGCGCTTTGTGCTACCACTCGCTGGAGGTGTTGCCGAAACATCGACAATCGGCAGCATATCCGAAACTGGATCTGCCGCCGTAAGGTTTGTTAGTTCTGAGATTTTTAGGTCTGCCATATCAGTAAACGGTTAGAATGAATTTTCCTGAGTCTTCTTGTGTTAAAAAGTCTGCGCTTTCTGTGAGTAGCGAATCGTAGGTTCCAAACGAATAGACAAGTTTGTTACCTCCAATGTTTTCTTCTTGGACTAGATACTCTCCGCTCTCACACAGAAGATCTCGGCGCATGATCGGCGGTTCAGGTTCAGCACCAGTGCTGACATGAGTCCTATTGATCGCTATGCCGATTGAGATCATTAGGCTCTGGCGTTAAACGCTACGACAGAACCGGATGAGATTTGAAATGCGGTGATGTTTCCCACCAGAGGGAATCCAGCCGGAATGGTCTTAGAAGTCCAAGTGCCAGATATTCCAAATCCAGTGATGCTAGTAAACACCGTTGGCTCAACGGGAATCAAGCCAGACCACGCTCCGGTTTGAGCGGCGGTGCTGGTGATGAGCGCGAAACCTTCGCGTCCCATTGAATACTCGGTCGAAATGTCTGCTTGGACGGCCATAAAATTGTTTTTCGGTTAAAGGGGAGGCTGTCAGCGTATCCAACAGCCTCCCCAGTTTTGGTTGTTTAACCTTTGCGGATCTTCGGTGCTAAGGCTCCCTGTACCCACAGGATGAGTTTGCCTCCTTCGGGAACAGAAACAGTGTTGAAATTAGTGCGTTGGAGAGTCGCATCAATTTCGGGACCAGCCAGCAATTTCGTTTTGCCGGTCTTGTCCACTGCTATGGTGGTTGCAATACGCATATCCTTAAGGATTAGGCGGGAATGAGGATCTTACCCTGAGTGGTGTCAGCGGCAGCGGCTCCAAACATAATGTCATACGAAGCCATATGAGCGCGGGTAGAGCGGGAATACCAGACAGTGAGCAACACAGACAGACCGTTGCTCAACTCGACGGTGCGCTGTTCAACAAACTCACCAGCGATCATTCCAACCGGCAGACCGGAGACAACCGCGATAGAATCAGTACCACCAACGAAGCCCACGGTGGTAGCCAGCGCACCAGTGAAATCGTTCTGCTCCATGATTCCGCTAAAGCCAAACAGACCGTTGTTCAACGGGCCAAAGCGAGCGTCAGGGAAGTTAGTACCAGAACCCAACAGACGAGCGAGATAAGCACCATCAAGCAAAAGCTGCTTGTTACGGAAGTTCTTAGCGAGAGCCAAGATCTGCGGCAAATCGCTAGTGTCGAAGTTAGCGGCAGTGCCAATAATACCACCACCAGCGGCAGGAGCACCATAGTTCGCGGAGGTCATCACTGCGGTCACCTTCTTGGAGATCGCTAGAGCGAAGATTTCAGCAGAACCCTGAGCTAAGTCGCTAATAGCGTAACCCTGATTCAACTCCTGCTGAGTGACGGTAAAGGTCTTGGTGATCTGATTGACGCTTACCTGAGTGTTCTCAAGAGTAGACTCGTTGTTTGAGCTGTTCTCAAAGTCAACGAGATTGTCTTGAGCGGCATCACCAGTGGTGAACTTTTTAACTTGGACCGTTGCGCGGGGACGCAAGTTATCCAAACCAACGTTGCGAGTAAAACCAGCGATCATCGCCAGCTTAGTAGTGGCAACAGTGATAACTGCATCAGCAAGATAATCGACAACGAGCGCAGGAGTAAAGGTGTTGCCGTTTTGCGGAGCAAAGATCGAGGATTGACGCAACAGCTCGTTGTGGTTCTGGACTCGGAACGAGCGACGATCAGCACCAGCCTTCATCGACCTGTACTGCTCCAGCAGCGGATTGCCCATGTTCTGAATCACGGGGCGAACCGGATCAGGAGCAGGAGCGGCGGTGGGCGACTTAATAGAAGCTTCCAGAGCGGAAAGCTTCGCGAGAATCGCAGTGAGATCAACGGGAGCGGCAGGAGCAGCCGCAGCCGTCACAGTAGTAGCAGTGTCAGACATATGTGTGTCGGTGGTTTGTGTTGGTTGCGGCGTGGAGTCCACGCCATTTTTGCCGTTAGCGGTTTGGCTATTAGCAGAAAGCTTGTCGTCTAAAGATTCTTCTTCTTGCTCTTCTTGACGCTCAATCTGAGCATATAGAGCGTTGAACCAATCGCGTCCAGCAGCACCTCCCCAGAGGTTAGCTGCTACGTCCGCAGGAGTATTAGGTTCCGCCTCAAGAAATCGGCCATTACGCGCCCACCAATTGTAGGCTTTATCAACCTTATCTGCGGTAGGAGCTTCGCCAGAAATCAGCGACTTAGCGTCAGCTACTGTAGCGGGTTCTAGACCGTCACCGGCAAGACCCTCATCGTATTGCTCTAGACCTCGACGGAGGTTGTTCTTGACCGTCTCAGGAGCAGTCTTGGTAACAGCGCGAGGATGCCATTTCGCGGCCATTGCAAGCTGTTTAATGGGCTTGTCCACCAAGCCAAAAGCAAGAGCCTCAGCGGTAGTAAACCAAGTTTCCGCTTTCATCGCAGCGCGGATAGACTCAGCGGAGCGTCCGGTCTTTTTGTGATACACTCCAACCAACACCTCAGCGTGTTGATCTAAAGCCTCAGCCATCTTCCGCATATCCTCGGAAGTACCAGAAGCCATCCCTGATGGATCGTGGATCATCATTAGAGCAGCGTCAGCCATCTCTACGCGATCACCGGCAAGAGCGATAATTGACGCGATAGAAGCAGCAATACCCACAACGCGAGTGGTCACCGGAGCTTTGCGACCGCGCAACTGATTGTAAATGCTGAGACCATCCCATACATTACCACCGGGAGAGTTGATCTCTACGAGCAGCGGACCATTGCCAATCTCGTTGAGTACATCGGAAAACTGTTTTGCAGATAGACCGCTTCCACCATACCAGTCTTCGCCAATCTGATCGAAGATCTGAACGGTAGCAGGATCACCGGCAGCGTTTGCCGGAGCGAAGTAAAGCCAATCTGACTTCTTGGTAAAACTCATTCGGTTTTCTTGGCTTTTGGTTTCCGAGTCTTCTTTACGGTGGCGGTAATCTCTTCCTGCTCTACAACAACAGGTTGCGACCCACCTTCTGACGGAGCGACTGGGGACGGAGATTCAGAAGAATCGTCTTCAATGTCAATAGCAGTTGCAACACTAGTTGCGGGACGCTCTTTCTGAATCACCGAAATCTCAGATACATCAACGCCATACTTTGCAGCGAGTTGACGTACAAATAAAGCTTGTTGGGCTTTTGACTCTAAAGCGGAACGCCAATCAAGACCACGCGCACCATAGACCTCATCGAAGGTAACAACGCCAGCCTCTAGCTCTGCCAATTGAGCCGCAGAATTACGGCCAACGTCAACATTCGGGGAGCGCGGAGCGGTAATTGAGACTTCGTACCAATCGCTAGGAGCGTCGTTTAGTGTAGGATCGTTCTTGATCGCGTACTCCATCGCGTACTCGTAAATACGACGCGCCGCTGATGCCATGACTTGATGGCGAGAACGGAACCATACAGACGACATATCTAGAGCACCGCGATAAACAGTCCCCTGCATTGACTCTGGGTAAACCAGAACGTAAGGGATACCAACGCCAGCACAGACTTTCTCAGTCAGTTGTCGCCAATACTCGCGCATATTTACACCGGGACGCTCGGTCGCAAACTGCTCAAAACTGTCACCGTTCTTCATTACCTTAACGCCAGATCCAAAGACTTGTTCGTAGTAATTCTCGGCGGTGTTTACGCTTGCTCCAGCAGTACCAGCGCGGAGGTTGCTCGCTTGGACTTCACCAGCGTCAGTCTTAACAATCTGAGCGACAGACGCGCCAAGCTTGCAAGCTTCCATCTCCAACTTTTGCAGATCATCTAGATCGTGCAGATCGTTGATGACAGCGGAGACAAACGGAAGACCTCTAAGCTGGCCGGGACGATTCGGCTCGTAGATATGGACTACGGAGTCAGAGGGAATGGAGCGAACATCGGTCAGGTTACCCTGAGTTTTTTCCGATCCAATAAAGTAGGATATCGCTCGTCCGGTACGAGGATCAAACCGGATACCGTCAAATACGGTCTCATCTGCTTGCATCCCTGCCGGAGTCGCAATGGATTGAGCCTCAATAAGCTGCAATCGAGGTTTGCCGGTCTCTCCTTTGGTTAGCAGCAGGAACGACTCGCCATCATAGAACCAGCCGCGAGCGGCTTGTCCCATCAGAGTAGAGAACGACTGACGAGAGCCAATATCTGGATAACGGCTCCACACATCAAACCACTTCTTTGCTTTGAGATTCCAAGCGGAATCGCTGGAGGCCGGTTGAACCGAGAAGCTGGAGCCGACAGTGTAGCTCTCAAACAAGTCGCCAAGCCTATTTAGAACAGCGTTGTTTTGCTCAAAAAAGCGAGACTTGCGAACGATGGCTTGACGAGTCGAGCTAGTGACATCAAACCGCGCGGAAGTGTAAGACGTATCGAGATACGAACGGCGCAAAGACTGACCCGCTCCTTCGTATTTGTTTACGGGAGCAGGAAACAGCTTGTTCGCTATGTTTTGAAGGAATCCCATTAGCTCATTCGGGTTGTGGCTTCACGACGGAATTGCGTGAAATCCCCATAATACCGAGTGGTTGAAACCAGAACGGCGGTCAGCATCTTGTTGTAAATCTGGAGATCGGTGGGACTAGCGATCCCATCACCAGAGAGAAGCGTTACAGCGTAATCGTAATCCGTTAGCAGAGACTCCCACATTTGGAGCATCTCAATTGGTGCTGCTGTACCTTTACCGGGTTCAGCAAATTCAACAGAAACGTCAGAGCTAGAAGTACTGCGGACCACATTCCCGCTCTCCATCGAGTTAGCGGAAACAGTTAGCTTTGCCGTCAAAGCCTCAAGCAATGTTAAAGCGGCTTTGCTCGCGTATGTGGTACGCAAGTATGACCGCTTAGTTGCTACTGTGTATGTGAACACTTGCGCGGACTATCAACAGACCGCCAAGTTTGTCAACCACTAGAATTTTCGGAGGTACTGGAAGTTAGGTCTCCCCACAACATCACCATCGCTAACTGCATGATTTCACAGTCATGCAAATGGTCAGGCCAACGAGTGTTTCGCTTGTACCACAGATGTTTTATCCTGCCAGAGCGGTTAGCTGTTGGTCGCAAAATATGGCTATCCAAGTGCTTCCAATAGGTATCAGAATCGCTCGCAAAAGCCCCTTCAGCTTCTAGCGGAGCGGGGAGGCTGCAAACACTCCATTGATGCGTCTCGGTCCCTTTACGGAGCCGCTGGAGCACCTCCCGCATATGCTCGGTGTCGAAAACCAACAGCGGTTGAACAGCGTCAGTCCGCATCGAGGTGGAGGTTGTAATTCCAAAGGGATGAATTGATCCGGTCTTAGATGTAAATCTAGCTCCGGTCTCGCGTCCTTTCATCGGCAACCAGCCGATTAACATTGGCTTTCTAAGACCTCCCTCTGGTGGGTAGCGGAGACCGCAGGGATAGTTTATCGGGCTTGCACTGCTCTGCGAGAACTCCGCACAAGCATCATACACCGCTTGCGTGTTATAGCCGGAATCAACGCCAACATCCATGTCGTGGACGTTGTACTGGAGTTGAATCCTACGCAGTGCGGCAAAGTCGTCTGCGTGACCGGCTCCAACGAGACGGGAGTTGCCTTTGCTCCATTCGCGGCAGACCCACCACAAGAACGGAGCCGCAGCTTGTACGTCAGCGGTCAGGTAGCGTCTTGCTTCTGGGATTCCAGCGTCAGAGACAATCTCGACTCGGTCTTGTTGCGTCTCTTGATTTTCCCACGGTTCCGCCAACATTCCGTTGATAAATCCCTGCAATCCCATCATCGAGGATTTAGCCTCCAAAAACGCGACAGCAAGATTTCCCCAAGTGCATTTGCGGTCTGGGGAATACAGAGACGACAAGTGATAGGATCTTACGCTTGGGAGGCTGGCTTTGTTCTCCGAAATCCATTTGCCGTGACGTAACCCTGCAACTTTCTGGCTGTCGCTTATCTTCCCCTGACACAATTGGCAGACGTAGTGGGCGGTAGTACGGATGCGCTGCCAGTCAGGTCTTCCGTCTTCCAGTTTCTCGTTTTCCCAAGTGACTTGTCGCCACTCTAGTTTGATATGTTCGCGACAATACGGACACGGGATGTAATACCTCCGCTGGTCCCCTCGTAGATATCGCTGCCAGATTCTTCCCTCCGAGGTTGTCGGAGTGCTGGTAAAAAAGGCTTTGGAACTGCTGAACGCTTTGAGTCGTTGTTCCGCTAGATCCAGAGCATCAGCTTCCTTTGCAGTCGCATCAGCAAACTTGTCTACCTCATCTGCCACTAGGATTCTGACTGGACGGGACGCTAGATTTGCCGGTGAGTTAGAGCCGACAAACGTCAGAGTACAGCGGTCGAATTGCTGCTCAAGATTGGTGATCTGGTCTTTATCCGTAGGGAACCGCGCGACCATAGCAGGAGAGTCTTCCAGCATGGGGAGCCAGCGACTCTTAGAGAAAGACCGCGCTAAGTTCTCACTCGGCATCAACCACAACGCAGGAGATGGCTCTACATCGATTGACCAAGCGAGACCAGCCATTAGCGTCGTAGTCTTACTGGTCTGACTTCCCCAACACAGAGTAACCTCGGAGACCGCAGGATCTTTCCAAGATTCTAGCGGTTCTCGGCAATATGGTCTTACAGCCGTAGAGAATGGACCGGGATGCTCGGTCTGCCGTTGACTCAGTGTAAGATTAGTCTCGGCCCACTCGACAACAGACTGCCGTGGAGTCGGTCGCCACAACTGTCGGCGGAACTCTAGGATTTCAAGCTCTAGGTCTGTCATCAGAAGAGTTGGTTCATCTTATATTGCATAGCGGTCGTCATATCGATTAACGCCATGCGATCTTTTATTCCATTAACAAGACGATCTTCCACCTTATGGTTTGCAGCCCAAGACGCATTGCGGTTGAAGATTTCAACCATCATAACAATGTTATCATCCAGCAGATGTAGGACTCCGTAGAACGGGAGCTTAGTACGTCTAGTAACTTCAAGAGCCGCTTGGATCTTAGACCAAGAGATCATCCATTCGTTTCCGAATGTGGTCTGTAGCTTGTGCAAGCCATAGCTACGAGTCTTGACCTCATATATTCCGGTGATGATTCCTTTAAAAGGATCAAAGATGAAGCCATCAATGCGGGAAGGCTCTTGGTCTGATATCGACAGGAACTCTAAGCCGGTCTGACGCTCAATCGCTTTGATCGCGATTCTGTTCTGACGCAGTGATTCGATACCGGCTGGTTTCTGGCAATTTAAGATTTCCACGGGTCAGTCTGGTGCAGAGTTTTGAGACATACTTCTTGAACCCATCGTTCTAACTCGCGCTCTGCGTGTTCGGGATCATGCGGAGCAATGCGACCGGATAACTGTTTCGGCATGGACTTCAGCAGTTGGGACACTGCTCCATCGTGTTCCTGCATTGCTTTTTTAACCCAAGCACCGGAGACCAGCGTTCGCTCCTTCTCGGATTGAGCCAGTACGTCATCGCGGGAAGAGATAAGATTCTTTGCTGCGGTAGCGTGTACCGAGACCATTCGGCCAGCATCGAGGGACCGAGATTGCAACGCTTCAACCGCTAGATCATAAGCGGCTCGCTCAATCTTCTTCTGTCGCTCATACGCTCCCTGCGGAGAGTCTTCGGTTGCTAGTGCTGCGTTGATAGCGGCAGATGCTTCGGGAGGTCTGTATGGGCCTCCTGCGAGTTCTGGTGCTGGTTGCTGCTGTATCGCAGTCATGCGTTGCAGGGTTGATGGTCTGCCGCCAATCCCTTTGCGCGATCCTCTCCAAGCATCAGCCTCCTCTGGGGAGGTCAACGGCATCCCTGCTGCGGTGAGTTGCGAAACCCTGCCTTTGGTTAAACCGCTGTGTTTGACGTAGTCGGTTTGAGTCATAGCAACTTTGGATTTTCAATAGACCGCTTTATGGATTCTCTCATGTGCGAATATTTCGCCAGTCCAGTTCCATCGCATGAGTCCGCTCCGAGTTCCTCAAAGTATTCGTATCTGCCGGGAGTGTTGATCCGCCCAATA